CTTCCGTGGAAAGTCCCACTAATCTAGGAGATCATCATGCCATTCGCAACAATTCGGTGTTACGTGCAAGACGATGTGGTGTCCCAACAGTTTCTCTCACGGAAGACTAGGACTCGGCCTTACGGCCGCGCTCCTTCACCTTTCGTTGGGTTGGCTGTCGTTTCACCCAGCGACTATTACACTGTAAAGCCGTATGATTACGTTGACGTGACGGTCTCCACTGAAGATTGGGAGATCCACACGTACACTAAATACCAGAGCGTTAATAAGTTGCGTGAGTATCATAACGCGCAACAGAATGACGCATTTATTGGCTTTAGTGACGATCAAATTTTCTGATCGTGACGGTGTCTTTGAGTTGAACTGCTCGGGTACATTCTGTACCCGAGTACGTCCACGCCCTTCAACAAGGCGCTCCGGTTCTAACGAGAGTCGGATGACTCTAACCGCAAGGTCCTAACTGTGTCCAAAACGAATCTTAGCATCAGCTACTCGAACGTTGGTCCTAAACGGAACCGTTATGGTCCGTTAATAGGTCCCTGGCCCTCAACCGACGAAACTATCTTGACGGTGGCTGACTCGCGCGTGGAAAATCGCACGTCTGTCAACACCCCAGGATATAGATCTGGTAAGGGTGCGTTACATCGGGAGTCTCTTCCGATGAACCCGTTCAGTTACTTGCTGAGGCAATCCGTTAGCCCTTATGGATTCTATGAAATTCGTACCACGAATTCCAGGCAGCGCGTTGATGGCTACTTGGAGTTCGGGACGAACATGGAACCACGAGGGATTACTCTTAGTGATAGATCCCGAATCGACGCTGAAGCCACTTTAGCCGTTTTACAGGCTACTAAGCAGCAACGGGTTAACGTCGGGGTTACACTAGGAGAACGGAAAGAAACGTCTGCGCTTATCCTTGATGCTGCAAAGCGTCTCGGAACTAGCTACCATGCACTCCGCAAAGGGGATATTAAAGGTGCGCTCGACTCCGTTGCAAACGGAAAAGATGCGTCCCGTCTCCTACGCGAATTGCAGGGGATACAGCGAAAGAACAAGAGGTCGCGTCGGAACCAGTTATCGGTTTCCAGCGAAATCTTGGTTGTGCAGTTAGGTTGGAGGCCTCTACTTTCTGACGTTTACAATTACGCCGAGTTGTTGGCTGCTAAAGCTAATGACCCCGTGCGTACTAAAGTTAGCGCTTCACGTTCCTTTAGGTGGTCTGGTCCGCAAGGACCAGATGACTTCTGGAACGGTGTTAACTGTAACCGTCGGGAGTTTGGCATCCACACGGTAAAGTATGTTTATTACTTTACTGTGGCCAATGACTTTAACAAAAGTCTGGCAGAACTTGGGATCACAAACCCCTTGTCCTGGCTTTGGGAACTGACTGCGTTGTCCTTTGTATTTGATTGGTTGCTCCGAGTCGGCGACTTCGTCGACGCCTTAGATGCAACTGTTGGCCTGACATTCGACAAAGGTTGTAAAACAACTTTTGAAAAGTGCCGGGTCACATACAAGTGCAGAGGTTCCTCGGGTGCAAACGGCGAAAACTACGTCGATGGCACCGCGTACAAGTTACATGTGGATTGCACAAGGACGCCCCTTTCGGGTTTCCCTGGCGTTCCACCCCTGTTGCTTGGAAGCGGTCTGTCAGCGAGTCGTGGTCTAACTGCTAGCGCCCTTATCCGCCAATACTTCAAGCGTTAAAGGAGGCATTACATGCCTGCAAGAGGTAATATTACCCTTACCGATGGAGAAACTTCCCCCGGTAGCCACGTGTTCGTTCCGGACGGTGATGTGTCGCCTAATCATGCTCGTTTCATTAACGTGAATGCGAGCGTGCCGGCGGCAAGCGAATATGCATTCGTGAACGTGCAGCGTTCCTCTGCAAAGGCGGAAGATTATTCCACCCCTGGCAAGAAAGTTGCACCGAATCGTTTTAGTATTCGCCTACTGTATCCTTCTACGTACGTTGAAGCGGTTTCTGGTTTGACACTCATCGATTTCATCGATGAGCACATCTACCAGAGCCTCTGTCACCCGCGCTCGTCAGTTCAACGCCGTGAAAACGGCAGAATTATGATGGGCGTAGCTGTCAATTCGACAGTGTGGGGTGTCAACGTCCATGACCCGATGTTGCCGTTGTACTGACCTATGCAAAACTTAAGCTTAGACCTACGCTACAACAACGAGGTGGTGGCCCAATACGAGTTTGAAGACTTCGTACAGGCTAACGATTTCGTTGTGAAAGCAAAGGCCCTTGCTGACGGTCTAGCAGGGTCAGTCGTTAAGTGCAAGATCACTATTTTTGCACTCACTGAAGCGGTACCACCGCGTCAGTTCAGCGAATCGCTAACTCTAGCCTCTGACGAGGTCAAGTTAGCACCTAAGGCATAAATACCCTTAGTATATTCTTGAACCAAAACGATAGGAGCTTCTTATGGCTACACCTAAGAGGGAAGGCACACTACGTGTGCCTCGATACAGTGTCAACCGTTCCGTGACGGACCGGACGATAGAACACATTCTGACTGGTTTGGATTCTCCTCGGTCACTTGCTGTGTGGATGCTCTATAGCAATAATGAGCATCAGCAGCTTGTTGACTTGACGTGGAGTCCAATCGCGTACAATAGTGGTATGTGCGCGCGTGACAGCTACCTTGCAACAGAACTTTTGTCGAAGTCTAAGTTTTTGAATCTTGACGTCGATCCAGAAGAAGTTGCTTGGCATGGCTTCTTAGATACTGAAGCCATTTGTGCTGACACTAACAGAAGGTTTAGAGACTTGTCACGGGATCCGCTTTTTAGCGGTCCTAATGTTTGGTTGCTAAACGCAACCAGGCGTTATGTGGCAAGATTCCTCGGTGAGTTGCCGGAAGATTCTGACCAGCACCGCACTTCCTTCTGTCCAACAGAATGGTTTGATTCGTGTTCGTGGGGTCCAGGTACTACCGTCCGAATAGGCGGTAAGGCCACAAACTCCGCTAACAAGTTCCAGCGTGACGCTGGAATGACAAAAGATTGTTACATTCTGGTGAGTCCTATGTTTCCTGCCGCTTGTCCTCTGTGGACACACCATCTTCGAGAAGCTTTCCCCACGTGGGGGGGCAGATCGAAGGTGGATATGTGGCTTGAGAGTGGCGACCGGTTGTTCCTGAAAGGGAGCAATCACGCTTACTTTGACAAAGGAAACGTTATACTCGCTGTGCCGAAGAAGGCAAAGACCCACAGAATCATTTCTAAGGAGCCTGGCATGAATTGTTACCTTCAGCTGGGCATCGGTAGAATGATGCGTCGGCGACTTCTAAGGCACGGGAACTTTGACTTACGTGACCAGAACCGCAATCAACGCTTAGCCTTTCAGTCCAGTTTGACTGGACGTGAGGCAACGATTGATCACAAGGACGCCTCTGGCTTAATCGCCACTGAGGCTATCCGAGAGACCTTTCCGTCGCGTTGGTTCTCGGTTATGGACTCGTTAAGGTCAAAGTGTGGCACGTATACGCACGCCTCTGACGGCAGAGTTTGTCATATTTACTATGAAAAATTCTGCTCGATGGGAAATGGTTTTACATTTCCCTTGCAGTCTATACTCTTCGCCGCGATGGCATATGCGGTGTGTGAGTACCTGCAAGCGCCGACTGATAATGTCGGCGTCTATGGTGATGACTTGGTCATCCCTGTAGAGGCTACGCGTACGTATTCCCAGTTTTGTGAGTTCATGGGGCTCCGGGTGAACCAGACGAAGAGTTTCTCGTCTGGCGAATTCCGTGAGTCTTGCGGGTCTCACTACTGGGGGGGCGTCGACTTGAAGCCCTTCTATCTTAAAGAGAGGCTTCGTGGACTATCGTCAGTATATCGAACTGCTAATGGAATTAGACGTTTATCAAGTCGCAACCATTCTCATGGTTGTGACGTGCGTCTACTTCCTGCCTGGCGTTTCCTTCAGAATCGGGTACCGAAAACACTCCGGTTCTCGATCCCTGAAGGTTACGGTGACGGCGGCTTTGTCAGTAATTTTGACGAAGCTACTCCGGCTACGTTACGGCGCTGGCAACAGTTCGACAAAAACGGGCAATTCCAAGGAATCGAAGGATTCCGCGGGTACGCCTTGACGGTAGTTCCTGTCAGATATCGTTCTTGCGAGTTTGGAGTTCTCCTTGCTCGCTTATCTGACTTGGGTCTTCAAGAAGAAGACCTGGACTTAGATGAGATCCGATTCCTTTCTGGGTCGGGTAATCATCTAGGCCTTCGACGCGCCACACGAGCACAAATAACGATGTGCTCGTACCACGAGTGGAACGATCTGGGTCCCTGGAGTTCCTCCAAGGGTACTCTTTTCCTCCGTGCTTGCTCTGCTAAGCGCGAGGTGTCCGGCTAAGCCGGAAAGAGGATTTCCTCTTAAGAAGATATGCG